TGCTGTAAAACCGTTTGCGGGTGCCGTTCTTCTGAACCGCGATGCACCAGCGCTTTTCCTTTTCCACCCAAAATGCCGTGTTGACCCGTTTTTTCATAAAATCCACCTCCATACACAAGAGTACACTGTGCCGCTGCCCTTGGGACGGCGGCGCTTTTTTCTTTGCTGCGGGGCGGCTTCCGGCTGCTTCTTCCCGCACCACGGACAAAAAGAAGCACCATCAGGGATCTCCTTCCGGCAGCATGATCTCACGCATTTCATGGCTTACTCCTTTTTCTTCCCGATATATCCAAAGGCACCATTTTCAGCAGCGGCCCTTCCGGCCTTGTAGTTGATCTTCAGGTCGTCAATGGGAGGTTGTGGAGCGTCCGGGCATGGGTCAAGGCCCGCGATCTGCGCATAGGTATACTGGTCTATGATGGTCCCGCACACGCTGGCCCGGTTATTCAGAGGGCAGTGCAGGTTTGCAGCTATTTCCGATATGACAGCAGGCGGGCTGCTGCCGTGACGGCCCTTCAATATGAAGAGAAGCAGCCTTTTCGTCAGCGGCGGCAGGTTTACCACGAGACGGCACAACTCCGCGTTTAGCTCATCGTTGGCCTTGCCGTCATCCGGCACCGCGTACAATTCCGGGTGCAGTACCTCCATAAATACCGCGATGGGCGACACCCCGCAGGAAGAGCACCAATCCATGATCTCGTCACTGTCCGGACTGGACTGCCCTTTCTCCCAGTTCTGCACGGTGCGCTCGTTCTTCCCTATCAAAATCGCCATCTCGCGTTGGCTCAAACCCGCTTTCACACGCGCCTTTGCCAGAGCAGCACCAATTTTCGCAGCTGTAAAATAACTCATACACACCCTTCCCCCTCAAATATAATGCGTGAAAAAAACAAAAAATGGCGCAGAAAAAATCTGCGCCATTCGACAAAATTTTCTCTGATTTCATTTTCCAATGGCGCATGGTAGAATTTGGTACATAAGTTGACACAATTACCAAAAATCAGGAGGAAAACAAAATGAAAAACGGTCAAACCAGCAACAAAGACCCGGAAATGACCATCATTGACGGAATGCCCGCCAGCGTGCTTACCGGCACAGCCAAAACCCCGCAACCTTGGGAGGATTGAACCATGACCAACAAAAAGACCGCCTGCTTCTGCAACCACATCCGCGCCGCGCTTGCCTGTTACGTTGATATGACCCCGGAGCAGCAAGCCCTTGCCGCCATGTACGCCAACCGCAAGATCACCGGCTTGCACACCCTGCGCGCCGCAGCGGTAAGCCCCGGCGGGGAGTGCGCCGCCAAGTTGTTGCAAAAAATGCAGCAGCTGGACAACGGCGACCAGTAACAAAGCGCATATTTTGCGCGAAGTAAGCGTAAACCGCGCGTTTTTCGCTTAAAAGTGCGCGTAAATCGCGCGATTCAGCGCAAATGTCAAATTTTCAGCGCATTTTTGTGCAATTAAAATCGATTGACACTTACGCCAAACGGTTGTACAATGCAGTTGTAAGCAAGTTTACGCATTGGCTCTGTACATAACCTCAAGACCTTGGCTCGGAGCGAAAGTCCAAGTAACCGTAACATGGTCAAAAATTTCTTTTTGCCGCCCATCCACTGCACGAGTGTTACCCATCTCCTCATAAAGCCATTCTGGCAGACCAAGTGCTTTGTTGGTAAGCTTTATTCTGTCTATTGCATCGTATTTAAAAATAAAGGAGTTTTTTATATTAAGCGGATTTGTATCTATTGTCATGGAAGAACCATCGGAGGAAACGGAAACGACAGCACCAGCATCGTATAGTTCTCCAAATAGTTTAAAGTTTGGAGTTTCGCCTTCCTTGTAAAGCAAAGGAGCAACGTAATTTTCTAGTTTGTATACAGTATTTTTCACATCTTCCCTGTTTACTTCCCAAATCGGAAGAATAACGTTTGAGCCGTCACCTGCTGTTTCGTGATAAGAGCCCTTAAACATAACGTCTTTGTCCGCAAAGGCAGCTCTGTAATATTCATACAGATCTTCCTTTACTGCTGCATATGTGCGGACGCCATCATTCACAACGGAGAAACACTTATAATTTACTTTTTTGGTAGAGCCGACAGTATAGGTGTAGTAGTAGTCAAAATCTGTATGTCCAGAAAATTCAACATACTCACCTGCACTATACTTTTCACCTTCCGCAAACGCGGTCATTGCAAAAGGAATGGACAGAGCCGCGGTCAAACCAAGTGCAAGAAATGTTCTTCTTTTCATGATAACCACCTCATAAACAAAAATAGGCAGCCAAACAGCTGCCGGAAACCTTAAATTATCAATGATCTAGCCAAAGGGGGAAAATAAAGTGCAAGATACTAGCACAAAATTGATGAAATCAACACCGGAATGTGTTATACTTGAGAAAATCAAGCTTGCACTTTCCCTTGGTATCGACGTGGACAAACTTTTAAAGGAGGCAATGCAAAATGTCTGATAGCACATTTCTTCTTTACATTATCGCCGTGCTAGTTACAGCAATACTTCTTATCCTCGCAGACGATATTTTTGACTTGGGCGATGTTTCGCTTTTTCACAAAAAAACAAAATATCACACAATTCCAGCAGAATGCTTTCCTAAAAAGGTCACGCTGGGCGACCTCTGCGAACTTTGCCCCGAAACTATTTTCAGGGCATCAGATGGCTGTTATGGGACGATTGTTATTGACACTCAAAAAATAGACGATGAAAAGATGAAAGTTTACAAAACGCTTGCTGTCTACAATCTGGATGCAAAAAATCACAAACTGGAAGTTTCTGACCCATCGCTCTTATGACCGATAAACCACGTTACCAGTGAGCCTACAACTGCTCCAAATAAAGCAATAAAGGCATTTTGCATAAACTGGTTTCTTGTGATCGTCTTTTTGCTCTGCTTATCAATAAAATAAGTTTTGCCTTGAGGGGTCAACCGTATCGGACATTCCGAACGGCTGACCTCTTTGTATTTGCTGCCAACAACCACAAGGCCTTTTGCTTCCAAGATGTTTACAGTATTATCAGGATTCTTTATTCCACCCCGGTGCAATCCAGAAATGGTTACATAACTGGATTCTGGATGCGTTTCGTAAAAATCACACAGAACGTGCATAACCGCATCAAGTTGCTTTTCACTGACCATTCTTTTTCTCCTGTGCAGCTATAGCAGCATCCAGCATACTCTCAAACATGGCCTGTGTTGCCGGGTCAAGCATATTATACTTATCTAATATAGCCTGCCCGTGCGATTCACGCTCAGCATCCTCCGGGGTGCTGGGCTTTTCTTTTTGCTCTTCGCCGGTAAGTTCGGAAACAGAGACACCAAAATAATCAGCCAATCTTTGCTTGGTTATAGCAGATGGTTTTTTTCCATTCTTCCACCCACTTGCTGCAGCATTTGAAAGCCCGATTTCTTTTGACACCGTAGTTGGGTTTTTGCCACAAGATGCACACAGCTTAATATAGTTGTCGTAAAAAGTGCTCATGAAAGCAACTCCTTTTTCGTGCATCTTTACAAATGTTAGTAAAGTTAGTAAAAAACGTTGACAACTAACTTTGCTAGCTGTATAATGCTCTTGTAAGTTAAAAAAGCTAACAAAACACAAAGCCCCGGCGGCTATCCCGCCCAAGCTATTTATACTATGTGTCTGCAACACAATAATAGCACGTTTTGTAAACTTTTTCAACTGCTTTTGACACGGCGATAAGAAAAAATCTGCCTGTGGTCGCTTCACAGACAGACTTTTCACCGATTTGTTACCAGAACGCACCTGCACCCCGGCGGAAATGCAAACTTGCTTGTCTGCACGTCTTTTGTGGTCATGTACGACGCAAAAGTAACGTCAGGGCTACAAAAGCGACTTACAGTTCTATCGGTACGTCACTCACTTTAGCGGGTCGGTTCCGCTGGATTTTACAGCCTTAGGCATCGCGCACTTGCTCGTGTCTGGAACAGGCTGGTTCAAAAAGTCCTTCAATTTGCATCGAACTTCCTTTCTTGCCAGTATCTAAGGCTAGAACAGTATAGCAAACCGGTGCGCCGTTGTCAATTTGTTAACTACTAATAAGGAGGTGGAAGAGTGCCTGAACCGTGGACTGGTCGATTGATCGGCAGAATGCACAACAACGAAGTCACGCTGGAACAGCTTGCGGAACGTCTTGGATGGACAAAGAGCTATTGCTCCCTGATCCTGAACAGCAAGCGCAAGCCGCGCGGAATCCGCGAGAAGATGGAAGCCGCAGTAAGCGAACTGATTAAGGAAAAGGAGGACAAAACGGCATGAACAACGACAAAAAGCCCAGCCGCAAGCACGACTGGACTACAACAAGCATTTTGGCTTTGACGCTTTGCATTCAGGTTGCAACACTTGTTTTGCAGATCGTCAATCTGGTGCGAAAGCTTAGAGGATAAACGCAAGGAGGCGAGCAACCGTGAAGAATCACGAAATTCAGTTCATCGCTCTTTGCATTCAGATTTTGGCTTTGGTGGTCATTTTACTAAAGAAATAATCATGGATGCGATGGCAACACCGATTGCAAGGAGATCATAAAGCCGGTCAATTTGTTTTTCTTTTGCTTGTTCGCGGTCTTTGATTTCCTGCTTTTGCTGGCTTTCTTCAAACTGCTGGCGCAGCTGCTTCAAATCTTCCGCATACCTCCGCTGCACCTCATACAGTGTAGGCTGCTGCGAGACTTGCGGACTGGAATAATTCACTTTGCTGGCGTTCAGAATGCGCTCTATTTCATCTGTATGCTGGTTCATGGATCCACGCTGATTCATTTTTTCACCCCCCTCCCGCTCAAGTATAGCACAGGAGGGGCAGAGTACAAGGAGGACAAAACAGAACTATGACAGACATCATCTTATCCACCCAGAACGGCGAGCCGGTAGCATCCAGCCGCCAGATCGCCGAGAGTTTCGGCAAGGAGCACAAGAACGTTATCCAGTCCATTGAAAATCTGGCGGCTGAAAATTCAGCTGCCAAATCCATGTTCTACGAGACCACATTCGAGAACCGCGGCAAGCAGTACCCCATGTATCTGATGAACCGTGACGGCTTTACGCTGCTGGCTATGGGCTTTACCGGCAAGGCCGCGCTGGAATGGAAGTTGAAGTACATCCAGGCGTTCAACGCGATGGAGAAGCAGCTGGCACAGCGCCCGCAGCTTTCCCGGGCTGAACTGATGGCGCAGGCTCTGATTGCCGCCCACGATGAACTGGAGCATAAAGACCGGCAGATCGCGGAACTTACGCCCAAGGGCATCTTTGCAGACGCGGTAAACGCCAGCAAGAAGAGCATCCTTGTGGGCGAACTTGCAAAGCTGCTGTGCCAGAACAGCGTGCAGATCGGGCAGAACCGGCTGTTTGTCTGGATGCGCGAGCACGGATACCTCATCAGAGACCCCAAGCGCAGCGACTACAATATGCCCACGCAGCGCGCCGTGGAGCAGGGTCTGTTTGAGATCAAGGAGACCACCGTGGTGCACTCCGATGGGCACACCAGCATCAACAAGACCCCCAAGGTGACCGGCAAGGGGCAAATCTACTTTGTGAACCTGTTTTTGAAGGGACGCGACCCGGCGGGCAGGCTGCGCGAGGGAGGTCAGACCACACAATGACAAAGACGGACTTCCGCAAGGCGCTTGCACAGGCAGACCGTTGCAAGCCGTTCTACTACACTGAGACAAGCCGCAGCGGGCACGAGTACAAGTACTGCTTCCTGAAAAGCAGAGAGGGCTACACCTTGCGCAACGAGACCACCGGCAATACCGTGTTTTGCGGCTATAACCGCAAGCTGGCAGAAGAAATCATGGTTTACTAAAACCTATTTATTTAAAAGGAGTAAAAAATTATGGCTAATGCAACTACGAACCAGACCGTTTTTATCAGCATCGAGCGCCCGGTGAAGGGCAGTCTGACCCTGCGCATTGTGGGCGATAGCCCGCTGATCGTCCACGCATGGAGCGAGAAGGCAAAGAAAGAGATGCTGCAGGCGCAGCAGGGCAAGAAGCTGCTCAAGAAGGACAAGGTAGCCAAGAACCCTGACGGCGAGTGCGCCGAGGCGCTGTACTGGCTGGATGGCAAGCCCGATATTGCATACGCCGGCTGGACGGAAGAGCTGCTGCACCAGTACGGCAAGACTGCACGCTTTGGCTTCCCTGCCTGCGCAGTCAAGGCTGCTGCCATCTCTGCCGCGTACCGCATGGGATTTATGAAGAACAAGGTGACCGGCAACGGCCTTTTTCACATCTTCGGCATGGATGACCCGGAGTTTATCGAGATCAAGACTTTTGACGAGAGCAAGCCCAAGTTTGAGCGCCGCTGCGATGAAGTGAAGATCGGCATGGGCACCTCTGACCTGCGGTATCGCCCGGAGTTCTCCGGCTGGTACGCAGACCTGCGCGTTGAGTTTTTGCAGAACGGCATGATCGACATGGACAGCATCGTGAACATGATCGAGTTGGGCGGTACGATGTGCGGTCTGGGCGAGTGGCGCATCGAGAAGGGCGGCATCAACGGCGCTTTCCATGTTTGCGTACCGGAAAACAAATAAAGCCTTTTGGCTGGCACGGCTAGGCAAGGTTTGGCTGGTTAGGTATGGCGCGTCTGGGCATGGAGAGGCACGGCGCGGCTGTTTCGGCAAGGTAAGGCAAGGTTCTGTCCGGTATGGCTGGTTTCGGCGAGGCTGTTTTGGCTAGGTTTGGCATGGCATTGTGCTGCATGGTTCGCCGGGGTAAGGCTGGCGAGGTTAGCCGAGGCAAGGCCGGTTATGTTGAGGAATGGCAGGCGCGGCTAGGTCAGGTCTGCTGAGGTCAGTTGGGGCGAGTTAAGGCTGGTCAGGTTAGGTGAGCCAAGGCGGGTTTTGAAATGGTAAGGTTTGGCTGGCATGGATGCCAAATTTTAACAGGAGGTTTTTACATGAGAAAAGCAAAAGGCTATGCGTGGAAGAGCACACAATCCGAAAGTGCTTACCACGCAACCGCAGAACAGGCGCACGCAGCGTTTGAGACCATCCGCAAGCGGGATGGCAAGCTGACGGCACCCGCCGTGGTGGACGAGGCAAGACCGGAGGAATCGGTGCTGCACGAAGATTTTGAGTGGCGGGACGATATCGCCGCAGAAAAGTACCGGCAGCAGCAGGCGCGGCAGATGATCAGCGCCGTGCGCATCGTCTGGGAGGAGAAAAGCCCCCCGGTGCGGGCGTATGTGAACGTCCGTCTTGTGGAACAGGAAGCATTGAACGCCGCAGACGCGATGCACCCGGCAGAAGAGCCTACAGCCAAAGAGCCGCCCGCGCGGTGCTATATGCCGCTGGAGGAAGTTTTGGAGCAGCCGCAGCTGCGCACCCAGATGCTGGAAGATGCCCGGCGGGACGCGCAGAACTACAAGCAGAAATACAGCACGCTGGCAAGCCTTGCAAGCATCATGCAGGCCATCGACCAGACGTTTGAAAGAAAAGAGGTGGGAAAGGCATGAAGGTCGTACAGGGTACCTTCCGGCAGATTCCGTACTGGAAACTTCGGGGCCGGTTCCACAGCTGCGGCTACCGTGATCAGGAAGTCGCTAAGTATATCGGCATTGGCCGGGACACCATGAGCGGCAGGATGCAGGGGCACAATCCGTGGACAAGCGCAGAGATCACAGCAATGTGTGAACTGCTGGACATCCGACAGGATGAGATTGGGGAACTGTTTTTCCCCTCACTTGAGAAAGGAGAATCCGTATGAAGATCAAATCCACTACTTACTACTGGCTGGCTGTCATTTTGGGCGGCGTTGGAATGGGCGGAGCTATGGGTGCAGAGGGCACCGCACAGACCACCGGATACATCTCCGGCACGCTGTTTTCGGTGTCGCTGGTGCTGATTTTGGCCGCTGTTCTGCTGGCTCGTCTGGGCTTTGCCGCAGAGGACAGGGAGAGAGCCGCAAAGCGGCGCAAGTACGGCAAGATCAACCGCACCCACGCCCGCAACCCGGAGTACCCGGAGAATCAGGAGCGTGGGGCATGATGACGGCCAAAGAGTACGTTGAGGGCAAAGTCAAGTCCTACACGCGGCTTGCCGAACGTTGCAGGCGAGAAGCCGAAGCCTCAGATGACATTGTTGTCCGGGCTGGATACTCCGCACGGGCAAACGTCTGGGAGATGTGCGCCGAAGAAATGGACAACGTGCGGGAGATGCTGCAAGAGGAATCTGGGGAGATCACGTATGCCTGACACTGTTCACCATGTCATGTGGTACACCGTGTACGATGCAAAAACTGGCAATCTGCTTGCATCCGGCACATCTGATATGTGCGCCCGGCGGCTTGGCTATAAAAGCGCAAACAGTTTTGCATCCTCGGTTTATCATTGCCGCAAGAAAAAGAGAAAGCCGCACAAGTATTCCTTTTTTCAAGAAGTCATAAAGCGCGATGAGGTGGACAGTCTGCCACCGATACGCCGCAAAAAAAGAAGAGCCCGCCGGTGCAGCAACACCGACGAGCCGTAAGAAGTGATGAGTTTAGCCGCCCATCACCACAAAAATACCACAATATGCGGCAAACCGTAAGGAGGTAAAACGTGAAAACCTTAATTTTTATCGTTCTGTGCGCAAACCTTGGGTACATCGCCCTTGGTTGGCGGAACAACAACAGGAGGTGAGCGTATGTGCACGGTACAGATTTATGATGCAGAGCGCCGGTTCGTGAACGAGATCCCGGTGCGCACCACGCTGGAGGGTGTGCAGTACGCGGACGACCTTGCAAAGGAAAGCCCGGCAAGGATTTATGTTGTACTGGATGAGCACCGCAGCAAGGTTTACTCGAGGTGAATGTTTATGCATTGTGATGAAAAAAAACAGATCTGCCTGAACTACGCAAGCAACGTGCCGGAGTGGCAGCTAGGTCTCACGCTGGGAGCACTTGCAGACATTGGCGAGGCGGTTTCCACACTTGGCAAAGTACAAAAAGCGGTTGCCGGTGACCTTGCGTGGACAAAAAACAATCCTGACTGCGTCTACATGGGAACGATTCCTACCGACCGTGCGCTTGCCTGCAAGAATGCCGCAAAAGCACTCGGCAAGGCAATGTACGCGCTGGAAGTGATCCTTACGCAGTCCAGCCTGTTCTCTACCGCAAAAGACCTTGCCATTGTGGCAGATGCCGCATACAACGTACAGCACATGACGCTGCAAAGCCGGTGCCGCGTGCACGGATGCCCGGAGGTGGCATACAAACATGGATAAAATGGAAATCTACAACAGCGCAAGAAAAGCCCCGCCGGAAGCCCTACGAAAAATCGCTGCCGGTCGCCTGAAGGGCAAAAGCGATATCAACCCTATGTGGCGTATCAAGAAGCTGACGGAACTTTTTGGGGCTGCCGGGATTGGATGGAAGTTCGATCCACCGGTTTTTGAGGAGAAGCAGGGCGCAAACGGTGAGGTGGTAGTGCATTGCTTTACCTGCCTTTACATCAGGCAGGACGAGGAAAAGCCATGGAGCGCACCGATTCCCGGCGTTGGTGGATCGCTGCTGATCGCAAGAGAGCAGGGCGGGCTGCGCACGGACGATGATGCCTATAAAAAAGCCTACACAGACGCCCAGAGCGTGGCGTGCAAGGCACTTGGCGTGGGCGCAGATGTTTACTGGGAGGCAGACCCGACAAAGTACAGCGCGCGAACAGAGAGCACGCCTGCAGCGCCAAAGCGTGACCCAGAAGTACAGGCAGCGCTGGACAACACGCCAATGATCTTAACGTGTGCTTGTTGTGGCAAGCCGATACAAGACGCCATGTATAAAGGCAAGCGCGTCTCCAACACGCATATTGCAAAAACCACAAAAGAAAAGTATGGACGTTTGTTGTGTTGGGACTGCGCCCAGAAGCAGCCGAAAGAGGAGAAAGGATTAGAACATGCTTAATGTCGTCGCAATCATGGGTCGCCTTGTGGCAGACCCGGAACTCCGCACCACCCAGCAGGGCACCAACGTGTGCACCTTCCGCATTGCCTGCGAGCGCAGCTATACCCCGAAGGGCCAGCAGCGTCAGGCTGATTTTGTGGATATCGTGGCATGGGGCAAGACCGCCGAATTTATCTGCAAGTTCTTCCAGAAGGGCAGCATGATCGCCATTGACGGCAGCATCCAGACCCGGCAGTATCAGGACAAGCAGGGCAACAAGCGCACGGCGGTGGAGGTTCTTGCAAACAATATCAGCTTCGCAGGCGCTAAGGCGGCAGATAAGCCCGCTGCGCGCGATTTTGACCAGCAGACGCAAAACTACACCCACGAAGCAAAAACCGCACAGAGCGCCCCGCAGCCCGCCTACACGCAGGGCAGCATGGATGATTTTGCCGTGATCTCGGACACCGATGACCTGCCGTTCTGAAAAGGAGGAGATAAAAAATGAGCGTAAAAGGATATAAAGTTTTTAATTCTGACTGGACGTGTCGCGGTAAACAGTATTCTTGCCCGGGAACCTTTGAAGAATTTGTAAGTCCGTCTGTCTGCAATGTGGGTATGCACTTCTGCAAGAATGCCGCCGACTGTTTCCGTTACTATGATTTTGATCCGAACAACCATGTCGCTGAAGTGATTGCCCACGGCACGGTTGCAGAGGACGAGAATAAGTGTGCAACGAACAAGTTGGAAATCGTGCGGGAAATCCCTTGGGCCGAAGTCCTTGAGATCGTGAATACGGGAAAGTCTTGCACTGGACGTTGCAACAGCGGCGACTATAACAGCGGCAACAGGAACAGCGGCAACTGTAACAGCGGCGACTATAACAGCGGCAACTGTAACAGCGGCAACAGGAACAGCGGCGACTGGAACGCTACATCCTTTTCCAATGGCTGTTTCAATACGGTATCGCCCAAAATCTATATGTTTAACAAGCCTACTGACTGGACGTTTGAGCAGTGGTTTAACTGCCGTGCCCGGCTTTTGCTGAGCCAGATTGACGATTTCCCGCTTGAATACGTCTATCTTTCTGATATGACCGACGAGGAAAAGGCAGCGCACCCTGAAGCGAAAACTGTGGGCGGTTATCTGAAAGAGCGCACAACAGCGGACAACGCCCGGAAGTGGTGGGCGGGGCTTAGTGCCGATGATCGAAACGTTATTTTTGGTTTGCCAAACTTCGATGCGGCGATTTTCAAAGAAATCACTGGGATTGACGTAAGCAAAGACTGACACATCTCAAGAGCTGCTCTATCTGGCTATACGGGAGTGCGGAAGGAGGTGAATACATACGGCTACAGGAAAAAGATACTACTGGCTAAAGCTCAAAGACAGCTTCATGCGGTCCGACGCGGTGGATTTTCTCATGGGTCAGAAAAACGGCGCATGCTATGTTGTGTTGTACCAGATGCTCTGCCTTATGACTATCAACACCAACGGCAGACTTTCGCGGCAGATTGGCGAAGTGATCATTCCGTATGACGTGGACAAGATTCAGCGCGATACTAAGTGGTTTTCTACTGATACGGTGCGCGTTGCACTGGGACTTTACGCGAAACTTGGGCTGATTTATCAGGAAAAAGGCGGCACGTTGGTGCTTGCAAACCACTCGGAAATGGTCGGGAGTGAGACAGATTATGCAGCGCAAAAAAAGTTGCAAAGAACGAACCATCGTAAAATTGATGCAGAACACTGTGGACAATGTCCACAGGATGTCCACACAGACGTCCACAAAAATGTCCATACAGATATTAGAGATAAGATATTAGATATAGATAAGTCGTCGTCATCTAAAGATGACTCCTCCTATATAGGGACGAGGACGACGAGATCTCTGGTGGATTTTTTTCGGGAGAACATCGGCAAGCTGAGCAAGACCGGCGAAAAAGAGTTGACCGGATACATAGAGCGCTTGGGCGCAGATCTTGTGTACGCGGTCATGGACAAGTGTGTGGATCTGGGCGGCGGCAGCTGGGCGTATGTCCGCAAGGCGCTGGAAGAAGCGGAAAAACTTGGCTGCAAGACCGTTGCGGAGTATAACCAGCTCTGCCCTATCGGCGGCAGCCGAGCAAAAGGCACACGCGTAGACAGAGCACAGCCATCCGGAAACGATATTTTAAGCCCGGAGTTCATGGCACACAGCCTGGAACGCCTGCGGAAAAACAAGAAAGGGGCAGATGACTCTTGACAAATCCATGTTGCAAGGATTGCCCAGACCGGCACCCTGCCTGTCACGACCACTGCCCGCAGTTTGCCGCTTGGCGCAAAGAACACGCCAAAGAGACGGACTATAACCGGAAAATGACCGTGTCCGGCAGGGTCTACCACTACGGCTACGATGACAAGCACCGGGAGAAGGGGCGCAAGCGGTACATGGGAGCAAACGGAGGTGCAGATAAGTGAAGCCAAAAACCAAATCTGAACTGATGGCCGAGTGGGCAAACCAGCCGGATCAGCTCAAGAAAGAGCGGGAAGCCAAGGCCGTCCGCAAGGCGATGGACGATGCCCGCGCCGTGATGCAGGATGGCCTGACCCGGTACGTCAAGAAAAAGACCAAAGCCCGCAGCATGGCAAAAGCTGAAGCCGACCCATTTGCTGAGCTGGAAGGCTGGGAAAGCATGGAGCAGATCCAGGATGCCTACGGCTACGGCGAGATCACCGCCGACAGGAGGGACAAGCTCACCGACTTGTGGGAAGCCCGGGAAGCTGCCAAGAACAGCCGCAAGGGTTCGGACAAGTACACCGACCTTGTGACGGAGATGCTGGAGACAGCAATCCGCAGAGTGGGCAATGAGTACGCTGACATGCTGTTTGAGTATGACCGGCAGCGCCGGGAAGCTGAAAAGCAGTGCGAGCAGCTGGCAATGGAAGGGATGATGAAAAAATGACCGACATTGAAAAATCAATTGCCAAGCTCCAGAGGTGCTTTCCGGGAAGTTATATTACTGACCGGAACGAGCTTATTGTCCATCCGAGGACAAACCAGTATATTATTCTGGAAAACATCGGAACGGAAGATGCCATCAAGGCCAAAGTGCTGGAGTGGCTTTCACGGGCGGCATTTAAAACCGCACCATATTCACAGGAGTGGAGAAATCGAAAGTTTCACAAATATATGAGGGACGGAATCAATGCTTTTCTGGATACCGATTTCTCCGAGGATGATATGGAGTTGATTTACACCTACATGGGGCTTGCCTGCGACCGTTGGCTGACGCTCATGTTTATCGACCACGACATGAGCATCGAGTGGTTAAAGGAGCACGTATCATGCACCTGATCCTTTACGGTGACCCCCGCACAAAGAAAAACAGTGCACGTATCCTGCAAGGGCGCGGAGGACGGCGCTACGTTGCCCCAAGCGCGGCGTTTGAGGAATACCAGACCGGATGTCTATGGCAGATACGCGCCCCGCCTGAGCCTATTTCTGCCCGCGTGAACGTGCGGTGCGTGTACTACATGGCTACCAGGCGCAAGGTTGACCTTGCAAACCTGATTGAAGCCACCTGCGACATACTGGTAAAGGCCGGTGTGCTGGCAGACGACAACAGCCGCATCGTTGCCGCCCATGATGGCAGCCGGGTGGATTACGACAAGCAAAAACCCAGAGTGGAGATCTGGATCGAGGAAATGGAGGACAAAAATGGAGGAGACAATGACCGGCGTTTTCAAGTGCAGATGCTGCGGAGCGGAAATTAAGGAAAAGACAAGCGTCACAAGACCTGTTGCGTGGGCAATCAAAGATATGAAAGATGGTTCTTGTGATTTTCAATCGACTACTGCTATCCCAAAATCATCTTTACCGGAGCGGTTTGTCATTCACTGGTGCGAAAAGACAAGATTTTGCGTCTGCGATCTTATCGGATGGGAAATAGAGGAGGGAGACAATGATCCGCACATGGACACCTGAAAACGAACGGCCAAAGCCGCGCACCGGCGTGGACTACCACACGGTCAAGGCGTGGTTCCAGCAGTGCCGGGACATGGCTGCGGCGGTTGAAGCCCAAAAGCAGAAGATCCAGCGCATCCGAGAGGTTGCCGAAAAGACCACTCCGAGCCTGAACGGGATGCCCGGCGGCGGTGGTGCCGGTGACAAGGTTGGGCTTGCTGCAGCAGATATCACGGACGAGCAGCGCCGTCTGCAGCAGATGGAAACAGACCTTTGCCTGCTGCGCATTGAGGCCACCCGGCGGGCGTACTGTATCACGGCAAGCAAATCCAGCAAAAAACAGGCTGACTGCCTGTGCCTGTACTACGTCAAGAACAAAAAGCAGCGCGAGGTCTGCGAGGAGCTGGGGCTTTCGGAAGAAAACCAGGTCTCCATCTACATCAAGTGGGGCAGCATCTATCTGGCAGAGATTTGGGACAGCTTCGGCAATGTTGCACAAACCGCACAAAACCAGCCCTGATTTTTTGCAATGCACCTTCATACTGCAAATATCCAAATGACACAGGCATTGTGCTAAAATTGGTATAAGCGGAATCGCCGAAAGCGATAAGACGCTTGCCACGCAGTCTCCGAAACGAATCCCCCCGAAATGCTTCCTCCCAAGGCTTGACCGGCATTTTTCTTCCTCTCGTTTCGCGGGCTGCTTCTATGCCGTTATAGCTCAACTGGCAGAGCGCCGCCCATTTAAGGCGGGACAACGCTGGTGACACATCTCGGACATCACTGCACACTTAACCAATGCGCATATACAGACTTGATGGCGCCGGTTCGAATCCGGTTAACGGCTCCGACACGCTGCTCTCCCGAAGCAGCGACCACCTGACGCATGGGCTGACATCCCGATTGTGGCTGCGTGTAGAGTGGCAGGGTATCCTTACCTGTCCTCACAACCTCCGCACGCACCGGAGGCCACATAATCCGTACACCGGTTTCCATAAACCCCCGGCAGGATGTGCGTCAACAGAACCAGCATGGAAACGTGCTGGTTTTTCTTTTGTTATATGCCGCCTGAGCGCAGTTTGGAGCGCGGCGCGTGTGTGTAGACACGGCTGGTTCGATTCCAAGGGCGGCTTTTTATATTCCCGTAGTTCAAGTGATGGAACAGCGGTCTCCAAAACCGCAGGCTGCAGGTTTGAGCCCTGCCGGGAATGCCAGTTGCGTACCCTGTGAGGGGGCTGCGCAGATAGCGGGGCATCTGGCCGCGAAAGTACCGGATGCAGCGGCGCTCCACCGTTTACGTTGTCCGAGAAACTGAATGTATACCGGGAGCGCTGCTTATTTTGATATTCTGACCGTTCGGATTTCCGGGCGGTTTTTATTTTGCAGGGAGGTGAGCGGATGGCACGAAAAAAGAGAGCAATGGACTTTTCTTCATTAGACCTGAAAAAGGGCAAGCGCTACGCAAAGCCCGGCACGCGAGATTTGGATTTCTGAGAGGAGTAAGGCATGGCACGGCGTAAGATAGACCCGGAAGCGGGACGTGCCACGCAGTTTCAAGCAGGCAGTAAACAGGCACAAACCGCAAAAAAAGGCGGCATTGCAAGCGGCGTGGCAAAACGGCAGGCAAAGACCCTATCCTCCATTGCATCGCAGATTGCCGCAGCACCCATCACCAACAAGAAAAACCTCAAGAAGCTTGAGACGCTGGGCGTGGATACGGCAGCGGGCGTGACCAACAACGCGCTGATCTCTGCCGGTGTTTACATGGCAGCCGCCAGCGGCGATATGAAAGCTGTGGAGAAGTGGGAGGAATGGACAGAGGCCAGCAGCGCCGCCGGGGAAAGCAGCTTTGAGTTGCCCGCCCGGTGCATTGGCAAAGCGTTTGTTGACCTGAACCGCCACATAGAGCCCAACCGCTCCTACATATTCAAGGGCGGACGTGGTTCTACAAAATCCTCCTACATCAGCCTAAAAATCATCGAGATTTTGCGTTGCAATCCAGAGATGCACGCTTGTGTCTGCCGCAAAGTCGGCGGCACCATGCGTGACAGCGTATATGCACAGATCAAATGGGCAATACACGAACTGCGGCAAGACAACCGATACAACTGCAAGGTATCGCCTATGGAGATCACAGACAACGTGACCGGGCAGATCATCTACTTCCGAGGACTGGACGACGAGACCAAAATCAAGTCCATCAAGCCGCCTTTTGGTGCAATCGGCATTCTATGGGTAGAGGAAGCAGATCAGATGGACGGCGCAGAACAACTGCGCAGCGTCCGGCAGTCCGCACTGCGCGGAGGAGATGCCTACGAGTTCATGAGTTACAACCCCCCGGCGGCTGCCCGCAACTGGATGAACCGCTTTGTGCTGGAACAACACGAAGACACCGTTGTTCACAATTCCTGCTATCTGGATGTGCCGGAAGAGTGGCTTGGAGCGTTTTTCTTACAGGGAGCAGAAGCCCTGAAGGAAAACAACCTGATCGCCTATAAGCACGAATACCTGGGCGAGGTGACCGGCTGCGGCAAGGAAGTTTTTACCAACATCCGGGCAGAAAAGATAGACCCAGCAAGGTTTGAGCGCAAGTATCACGGCATTGACTGGGGCTGGTATCCTGACCCCTTTGCCTATAACTGCATGAGTTACGACGCAGCCCGCAAGACCCTGTATATCTATGACGAGATCACCGTGCGGCGCACACGCAACGAGGATACGTTCAAGATGCTGCAAGACCGGCACGTTATGGAGCACCCGGAGAGCGAGCGACTGACCGCAGACAGCGCGGAAAACAAAAGCTGCACAGACTTTACCGCATGGGGCATCAAGTGCCTGCCCGCTATAAAAGGCCCCAACAGCGTGGGGCAAGGCGTGAAGTGGCTGCAAAGCCTGACCGCCATCGTGATAGACCCGGTGCGATGCCCGGACACCCTTAAAGAGTTTACCGAGTACGAGTATGACGCGGACAAGAACGGCGATCCACTGCCAGGCTACCCCGACCACGATAACCACCACATAGACGCTACACGATACGCCATGGAACTTGTGTGGCACAAGCCCGGAAAATAAGGAGCAAAGCAAGTGAGAACATACCAAGACCTTGAAGCGGTGCAGAACGACCCCGCAGCCAAAACCGCTTTTGTGCAAAGCTTTATTGCCGAGCACGTCACAAGCGCCCCGGTGCGTACCGCTGAAAAGGCTGACAAGTACGACAAGCAGCTGAACACCGGCGTGGACGACTTTCTGGATGCGCTTGCCGATATCGATTACAAGCTGAACGGCATCGCGAAGAAAGCCCGCCCGGAGACCGTAAAAAGCAACTCCTTCCACAGGCTCAACGTGCAGCGCGTGGCGTACAGCCTTGCAAACGGCATCACTCTGCCGGGCGAGGACAACGCAAAGGCAAATCTGGGCGAAAGTTTTGACGAGCAGCTTTACCGACTGGGCTACCTTGCCTGCATCCACGGGGAAAGCTTTGGCTTTTGGAACAACGACCATCTGGACGTGTTCAAGTTGACCGAGTTTGGGCCCCTGTATGACGAGCAGGACGGCACCATGCGTGCGGGTATCCGGTTCTGGCGATTGCAGCCGGACAAGCCCATGCACGCAGTTTTGTACGAGGAGAGCGGCTACACCCGCTACACCGAGGACAGCAAGGGCGAGCGCCTGTTGCATCAGTACGGAGAGCAGCAGCCTTACAAGACCACCACGACCACAACCCCCGCCGGGGACGAGATCGTAGAGGGCGAGGGCTACGGAACGCTGCCCATTGTGCCGTTGTGGGGCAGCAGCGCCAAGCAAAGCACGCTGGTCAATCTCAAGGGTTATATTGACAACATTGACCTGATCGTCAACGGCTTTTGCGACGATCTGCGCGAATGTGCTCAGGTGTACTGGCTGATTTCCAACTACGGCGGCATGAATGATGCTGACCTGCGCAAGTTCATGCAGCGGCTGCGCTTCAACCACGCCGCCAACGTGGACAACGCCGGAGACAACGGCGGCAGTGTGCAGCCCTACACGCAGGAGATCCCCACACAGGCGCGGGAGACCCTGTTGCAACGACTGCACAGTTCCCTGTATGAGGATTTCGGCGGTCTGGACGTGCATTGCGTGAGCGCAGACAGCACCAACGACCATCTGGAAGCGGCCTATCAGCCGCTGGACGAGAACGCCCGGGACTTTGAGCAGCAAATCACCAAGTTTGTGCGTCAGGTGCTCAAGATCGCCGGTCTGCCGGATGCAAAGCCGCAGTACACCCATGTGCGCATCTCCAACACCAAGGAGCAGGTGGACATGGCGATTGCGGAAGCGACCATCATCGGCAACGAGATGGCAATAGAACTGCTGCCCAACCTGACGCAGGAGCAGAAAGAACAGGCAAAGGCCGCGCTGATGGCAGAGAGTGCAACGCGGGAGACTACAGAAGAGGACGAGGAGGACGAAGATGGAACAGATGAAACGTGATATTTGCGCCGCAGTTTTTGGCTTTTTCTTCGGCTGCGGAGTAAGCTCGTTTATCATTAACGTTGCAAAGCTTGTGATGCGCTTATGACCGACCTTGACCGTATCTCCGCCCGGAAGCTGAACAGGCTGCGCCGCCGCATTTTGCGGGTCTATGGAACCGCACGCCGGGAAATGACCGAGCAGCTGACCGAGTTTCTGGAGCATTACCAGAAGCTGGACGCCTACAAGCGGCAGCAGCTGGAAGCTGGGAAGATCACAGAGAGCGATTATCGCACATGGCTGCGGAATCAGGTGTTTCAGTCCGAGATGATGCACCAGAAGCTGGACAACATCACCCAGACGTGCACCACAGCCCAGCAGACGGCGTACAAACTGGCGCGGGATGAACAGTACGATATCTTTGCCCTTGGCGCAAACTGGGCGTTCTACGAGCTGGAACAGGCCGCAGGCGTGGAGTTCAACTTGACCTTGTACAACACCGAAGCGGTCAAGCGGCTGCTGGTGGAAAACCTAAAGCTTGTGCCCAACAAACGCATCAAGAGCGAGAGCAACAAGACCTACGACGCCCGGGTGTTCAACCGGTACGTCACAAAAGGCATTATTCAGGGCAAGAGCGTCCATGACATTGCGGTGCAGGCTGTGCAGGGCATGGCAGACACCGAAGTGCACTGGGCAATGAACAACGCCATCACAGCCCTTACAGGCGCGCAGAACGCCGGGACGATGCAGCAGCTACGCAACGCTCAAGCCATTGGCATTGAGGTGCAGAAGCGCTGGAACAGCACTTTGGACTACCGCACCCGCGAGATGCACCGGCTGCTGGATCAGGAGACCGCCGACCTTGACGAGCCTTTCAAGGTGCAGGGCTACGAGATACAGTACCCCGGAGACCCCAACGCAGCGCCGGAAATGGTTTATCACTGCCGGTGCAAGCTGACCGGTGCGCTTGTGAAGTACCCACGGCAGAACGCTATGCGGCGGGACAACACGACAAAAGAGGTCACATCTGACCTGACCTATACCGAGTGGTACAAGGCAAAGGGCGGCACGGAAGTTGAACAAATGTGGTGGGCAGAAGAGCGAAAACGCAGAAAGGAGAGTGTCAAGAATGAGTAAACGAGGCTCTGGAAGTTCGACAAGGGCAAAATCTGGCGGCGGTGGTGGAGCTGGCACAAAAGAAAAAGAGCTTTTTACTGTTGGAAAAGATGGTGTGCGGACATACGATGATTCGCAGAAAGAGCCAGGAAAGGAGTGGATGCTTTCTAAACATAGCACAGAAGCTATGAAAGCATTTAGAAGCCTGAGCGATGTTCATTGTGTTTGGAATAAAGGATTTGACGTGCTTGAGGGTGATAAAAAGCCCGTAGGCATGAAAAGAAGCCAGCAGTGGGACTATCTAAAAAACCACAACATAAACTCTTTTATTCTCAGAGTTCCAGAGGGACAAACAAAAAGAGCGCTCAAGCAAATGGAAGACTACGGCTATCATGTTGTTGCAAAACTGGCATCGAATTCAAAAGATAAGCGCATTTTTGACGATAACGAGTTTTATATGTCCAAAAAGAAAATGCAAAGGCTTGGTCTGGATTTTAAGGTAGAAACCTATTGGAAAAAAGGATGGAAAGGCTAAAGGCTTGGAGGGATAAACCGTGATTCTACCGATGGAAAACACCGAGAAAATGATTTTATCGGGCGTGGGCAAGTATGGCATCCCTGAAATCAAGCCAGAAACGGACATCCGCATTGACAAGCTGGAATGGATTCCGGTCAATTATGCGCTGACCGCCAAAGACAAGGCCACAAAAGGCGTGCATTTTTACAAGGACGATTACCAGTTTGAACGGTTCTGGAACAACCCAGACAAATACATTCCACTTTTGCAGCAGTTCGGCGCGGTATGTTCGCCGGATTTTTCCTTGTACAGTGATATGCCGCTTGCGGTGCAGCTTTTTATGCATTACAAAAAGCACTGGCTTGCCGCATACTGGCAGGCGCACGGCATTCACGTTATCCCAACGCTTTGCTGGTGTGGAGAGCAAAGCTATGACTGGTGCTTTGACGGCGAGCCCAGAAACGCTATTGTGAGCATTTCGAGCCACGGCACACAGTCTGACCCATACGAAGCAGAATGCTTTGCTAAGCACTGCCGTAAGGCGCTGGAAGTGCTGCAACCGAGCGGCATCTTGTGGTACGGCAAATGCCCGGCGGAGTTTGACTGGAATGTCACAAAAATTAAGCCATTTCAATACGAAAGGAGGCACTACCGTGAGTAAAAGAGGTTCGGGCAGTTCTGCGAGAGCGGGCGGCGGGAACGCCAACGAACACGAGTTTGAATCTTTTGTAAATGGAAAATGGGTCACCGATTACAGCAAAATTGCGGCAGAAGAGGCAAAGAGAGCCGCCGTTGTTGTGGACAGTTCGAGATACAAGAAAACGCATAACGATGTTGTGTCTTTTGTGAAAGAGCAAGTTGGCGTTGATCTCAACAAATATCGAAGTGGCGATGGTTCCTCTCCGTCTCACACCACATATTGGGACAAGAGCGGACCAAAAGTTGCATTTGATCTAAAAGGGATGTCGTCGAGCGACCGAACAAAACTCATGCAACTCACACAAAAGCCGTTTGGCGTGACAGTCGAACAGGGCGGCGCATGGATTGGCTTTGTTTCGAGAAAAAAGAAGAAAAAGTAAACCATGAAATTTGACTACAACATCAAAGTCACCGACAACACCCCGCAGCTGCATGAAGCTCTGGAAGCGTGGGTGGAGCGTGTGCTGACCATATGGGGCATGAAAGTGCAAGACTATGCGCAGCTGCTTGTGCCAACCGGCACGGCAGACAGCACCGGCATAGAGGGCTATGTTGGCGGTGCGCTGAAAGCATCCATTACCTACGTTGTATCTGCGGCACAAAAGACCGTGACCGTGGGCTCCGCTCTGCTGTATTCGCTCTATGTGGAGTTAGGCACCGGTATTTTTGCAGAGAAGGGCAACGGACGCAAAACGCCGTGGGTCTGGAAGGACTTCAACGGCAAATGGCACTTTACCCGGGGCATGGCTCCCCGCCCCTTCCTGCGCCCGGCAGTAGAAGATCATATCAAAGAACTGCAAGAAATTGCAGTAGAGGAAGGAAAAGGCTGATATCATGGAAGATAGTTATGTAAAATGCCGTGATTGTAAGCATTTCGGGCAACCTGATTGCCCTACGTCATCAAAATGCTTGGCATTTGATGATAGACCGTATTTTGAACCAAAGCAGAAAAAACACAAGCACCATACTTTAATGGGTTCGCTACTGGTATCTTTTCTGGTAACCGGCGCTTTTGCTCTTGTTTTTGGAAGCGACAGCCCGCTTGCTTGGATAGACACGGCAAAAAAGGTTCTGCTTATTGTTGCCATTCTCGCTTTAGAGCTGTTTTTGTTCTGTTTCTTCTATCGAATCGAGTGCGGAAGCATGACAAAAGAGGAAAAGGAAAAGCGAATTGACCGATTTAACAAGTATGGATGGTAGAAAATAAGCTAAAACTCAATATCCAGCGGTTGGCGCACAGCGTCAGCCGCTTTTTTATGCCGCTTTCGCACAACTGGCAGTGCTCCCGGCTCATAACCGGGTAGTTGCAGGTTCGACCCCTGCAAGCGGAACCACACCGGCAGCACGTCCGGAAAAATAACCTGATTGCCAAGCATGGCAGCCCAAGCAAGGGCAGAAAGGACACACACATGGCACTCAAAAGAGCAGATATCCGCAAGATTCTGGAAAACGCCGAAACCTCCAACGATGACAAGGAAAAAGCCATTCTGGACGCCTTGCACGAGGAGACCGATGCCCTCCGGGACGAGCTGGATACCGAGAAAAACGCCCGCGTTGCAGCGGAAAAGGAACGGGACGCAGCCAACAGCGGTAAGCAGACCGCAGAGCAGGCGCTGACCGACTACAAGACCCAGCAGACCGCAAAGGAATCAAGAGCCGCCAAGGAATCAAAGTTCCGGGAGCAGCTCAAGGCCGCAGGCGTGCTGGAAAAGTACTTTGACCGCATTGTGCGCTTGTCCGGCGAGGACATCGACAAGATGGAACTGGACAGCAAGGGCAACGTGAAGAACGCGGACAAGCTGGCTGAGAGCCTGAAAACCGATTGGAGCGACTATGTGGGCAGCACCACCACCAAGGGCGCACAGGTGGACAACCCGCCCGCAAACACCGGCTCCAAAATGACCAAAGAACAAATCATCAACATCAAAGACGCAACCGAGCGTCAGGCAGCCATCGCGGCAAATCCTGAAGCGTTCGGACTTGCAGCAAAGGAGTAACACATGGCAGCACCCGAAAATCTGACTACCGCATCTCAGATTACCACCACTATCCGCGAAATCGACTTCGTGACCCAGTTCCAGAAGAATTGGGACGCGCTGCGCACCATTCTGGGCATCTCGCGCCCCATCCGCAAGGCACCCGGCACTAGGCTGGTATCCTACAAAGCCACCGTTGACGGCGGCCTGCAGGGCGGCACCGCTGTGGGCGAGGGCGAGGACATCCCCCTGACCAAGACCAAGGTCGAGCCTGTGACCTATGCCGACATCGAACTTGGCAAGTGGGCTAAGGCCGTTTCCATAGAAGCCGTCACCAAGTACGGCGCAGAAGTGGCCGTGGATCGCACCAATATCGCTTTCCGTAACGAGCTTCAGAAGAAGGTTCTGACCGACTTCTACACCTTCCTCAAGACCGGCAAGCTGGTCGGCACGCAGAAGACCTGGCAGCGTGCGCTGGCTATCGCAAAGGGCGCAGTCCTGAAGCGCTTTGCAAACGACAATCTGGACGTGACCGAGGTCGTGGGCTTTGCCAACATCATGGACTTCTACGACTATCTGGGTGACAAGGAAATCACCGTTCAGACCGAGTTTGGTCTGAACTATGTGAAGAACTTCCTTGGCTACAGCACCCTGTTCCTTCTGCCTGACGCTTTCATCGAGCAGAAGAAGGTGATTGCCGTCCCTGTGGAAAACATCGACCTGTACTACGTTGACCCCGCAGACCGCGACTACGCCACCATGGGCGCAAACTACACCGTTTCCGGTGAGACCAATCTGCTGGGCTATCACACCGAGTACAACTACAAGAACGCCACCACCACCAACTACGCCATCATGGGCATGAAGCTGTGGGCAGAGTATCTGGACGGTATCGCGGTCGTGACTGTCGGCGCGTCCAACACCGAGCCTGCCGTTGCGGCGTCTGAACTCGGCGGCTGATACGAAATAAGGAGGTGACCCCGCATGACTGTGCCAGAGCTGTGCGTTTACACGCACAATTTTTTTGACCGGTACGATGACCCCACCGCCGGGGAATTTACCTTTACGGCAGATACTGTCCCCGCTGGAGTGTCCGCCGGGCAGTATTTCCTTGTGTGCGGGTCTATCTTTAACGACGGCGTGCACAAGGCGGGAGACGGAGACCTTACCCCGGAAACCTTCACCGGCACGGTGCAGCCTATGCGCGTCCCTCCTGATTTTGTGGCGCTTGCCCAGAAGATCACCGACTACGATGCAGCCACCCCCGGCGGTGGGCGCTATGTTTCCCAGTCCTTCAACGGCTGGAGCGGCACCATGGCCACCGGCACGGACGGCTTGCCCGCAGACGGCTGCACCCACTACCGCCGGGAAATCAACCAATGGAGGAAACTGTAATGCCTGTAAACGATTTCACTAAATTCACCGTGATGGAGAATTTCACAAAGAAGTTCTGCTTTATGGTCAAAAAGCTGGTATCGGACGGCCTGTTTGGCTCTACTACCACATGGGAGGACGGCATGGAGTTCCTTGCCATCGAACGCCATGACCAGACCATTGAAGCACAGCAGGCAGAGCAGCAGGGCACGGCATCCACCTACTCCCTCTATGTGGATAAGGACATCAAGCTGTCCCCCTTCGACCGCATCAAGCGGCTGGACGATGGGCAGACCTACGAGGTTACCACCGCGAGCAGCGACAAGATTTCCCCCGCCGAAAGCCAGATGAATCTTGCCGTTGTGCAGTGCAAAAAGGTGGTGCTTTCCTGATGGGCGCAGAAGAAGCCATTACCACGGCGCTGAACAGCTTTTTTACGATGTTCGATGTTCCTGTATACCCAGAGGATTCCGTGCCGCCGGGCTCTTCCCTACCCTATATCACGGTGAAGCTGGTCATTCCTAAGGGATTTGACGAGAGCAGCACCTTCCATGCGCGGCTGTGGTATCCGGTAGACGGCGGCAAGCTGCCCCTCATCCGCAAAGCCGATGAAATCCGCGCTGCCATTGGCGATTGGCTTACCATCGAGTGCGAGGGCGGCGCAATTCTTTTGTGTGCGGGCAATCCGTGGGCGCAGCCTATGGGCAACCCGCCGGAAAAATACCTGTGCACATACCTTATTTTTGACGTCACATCCTTTGTGGTGTGAGAAAGGATAACACATGAACAAAATGTATCATGCCATTTCGGCAGATGCTTTCAAAAAGCTTCAGTTTCAGGCCGGTGCACTGCTCAAGAAGTTCGACCCGACGGGCGCTACCCCCATTGCAGCGGAGGATATGATCTGCCTGACTTCCGGCGGTATCACCGTCAGCTGCAAGCCCAACGCCATTGATCTGGGCGATGGTCTGGACGAGGTGCCCGAGAACACTTGGCAGTTGAAGCACATCACCAATTGGGATTGTGGCCTGTCTACCACCTGCATGACCGTGAGCGCCGACACCATCAAGCTGGAGTTGGGCGCTGCAGACGTGGAAACGGAAACCAACAAGATCACCGTGCGTGAGGATTACAAGGATGCGGACTTCCAGGATATCTGGTGGCACGGCAATCTGATTGGCGGCGGCTATGCTGCGGTCAAGCTGATGAAGGCCGTGAGCGATGGCGGCCTTGAACTGAAAACCACCAAGGACGGCAAGGGCAACCTCAACCTGAGCCTGAAGGGCCACTACGACATGACCGACACCAGCAAGGTGCCTATGGAGTTCTACGTCAAGGAGGCAGAGTAATGATCCTTACCATCAATCTTGACCCCGTGGAAGCCCTGCCCAAGCTGTATGACGCGGTGGACGGCATCACCCGCATGATCATGGACGCAAAGGACAACGTGGATAACCCGGAGACCAAAGCCGCCCGGGAGACCATTGTTGCCAACGCCATGAAGCTGCTGGGTGCAGAGCCTTCCGAAACCGCAGAGGGCAAGAAAAAGCTGACCCCGCGCGAGTTTGCGCTGGCTGCGCTGGACTTTATCAAGCCCCTGATGAAGCTTGACCCGCAGCGCACCATGAACGCCCTACACCAGCTGTACACGCTGGAAAAGGGCGAGAAGGACACCCTGCCCAAGGCGTTCACCGCGCTTACCAAGTCCGTGATGCAGGAGGACATGCAGGATTTTTTGTCATCGCTGGCCGACTTGAACGGCCTGAGTTTTGGCACTACCTCTGCCGAGCCGACCTCCAGCATCTCCGCGCCTACGGAATAAAGTATTTCGTCTGGTTCGTCATCAGCGAGATGCGCGAACGCCACCGCACAAAGGCATACCAGCTTTATACGGCTGATATGCTTTTTCTTTGTGCTGTATCGCTGGGGCAGCAGGTGGAGCAGTCCTTCAGCGAGATCATGGCAGAGTACGACAAGCCGCTATCCCAGCGCCGCCACGAGACCACGCTGGAAGAAGCGCAGGCGTGCTGGGAAAAGACGCTTGCAGACAGTAAAAAAGCCGCAGAGCAGAACGGAGGTGGTGAGACCTGAACATTTTCAATTTGATGGCCACTTTGGGGCTTGATACCTCCGAGTATGAGCAGGGCATCGAGCAGGCCCAAAAAGAGACGCAAAGCGCCGCAAACTCGCTGAACCGCAGCGCAAACACCGCCGGGAGCGGCGTTTCAGGCATGGCAAGCCAGTTTGCAGCAGCCAGCGCAAAAGCAACTGTCCTTGCAAATATGCTTACCTCGCTCGGAACAAAGGCGGTAAGCTTTGCAAAGGGCTTTGTGGAGATGGGCATTTCTTATAACGCCCAGATAGAAAAGTACACCACCGGCTTTACCAATATGTTGGGCAGCGCACAGGCCGCGCAGGAAGCCATGCAGGCCATTCAGGAGGACGCAGCCCGCACCCCGTTTGACGTGGCGTCTCTGACGCAGGCAAATCAGCTGCTCATCAGCGCGGGCGAAAACGCCGCGTATTCCCGCAAGGTCATCAATGCACTGGGCGATGCCGTTTCTGCCACTGGCGGCGGTAACGCCGAACTATCCCGCATGGCTGCAAACCTGCAGCAGATCGCAAACGTGGGCAAGGCTGCAACGATAGACATCAAGCAGTTTGCCTATGCGGGCATCAATATCTACCAGATTTTGGCAGACTACACCGGCAAATCGGTGCAGGAAGTCCAGAAGATGACCATCAGCTACGACCTTCTTTCGCAGGCGCTCATAGCTGCCAGCGAGGAGGGCGGGCGCTACTATAACGCCATGGACACCCAGAGCCAGACCATGAACGGGCGTATATCTACCCTGAAGGATAACGTCAGCCAGCTGGCCGGACTTTTGACTGGAAATCTAACAAACGCTCTTGGTGGCGTTATTTCCAAACTGAACGAAATGGTTATATCCGCTCAAGACGCATACAAACTTGACGGATGGAGCGGCCTTATCGGGGAAATAACAGGTCTTACCAGCGTTATAAACAAGGCCAAATCCGCTGCTGTTGGCCTGAAAGCTGTTTTTGATGCTTTGAAAAGCGGAGAAATTGGCATTTTCCATGGTGACTGGGATGCTGTTTATAAAAAGGCATTCAATTCAGACCAAGAAAGCAAAAAAATCCAAAAAGAAAGCAGAAAAAACTGGGACACTAACCATAGTGGCATGGTCTGGGACGAAAATGACGGATGGGTGCCCGCTAAAAAAAGCGGAACATCTGGAAGTTCCATCGTCATAAGTCCTTCCGGCAAGACTGGCAAAACCCCCAAGACTGGCAAAACCACAAAATCCACTTCCAATACCGAAACCGTCATAGCGTCCGTGACGCACACCGCAACCACCACCGCACAGAACGCGCTGGGCGCTGTGACAACGAGCGTTGAGACACTGCAGGAGAAGGTCAAGGACGCAGCGGGCAAAATCAAAGACCGCGTGACCGAGACCACTACCGAGACCGGTAAAGAGATGGTCAACGGCGTTGCTACCACCTATACGCTTGTGACCAAGAAAGTTACGGACACGAACGGCAATATAAGCACCACGACCAAGAAGGTCTACGCCGATATGTCCAAGACCCTGCTTGGCACCCTGACCACCATTGCGGAAAAGACCTTCAACGGCATCACCACCACCACGCAGCAGGCCGTGGAGACCTACGCGGACGGAAGCCAGCACATCAAGACAACTGCCACCGAGACCGGCGAGCGCATCGTGGACGGCGTGCGGCAGACCTACACCAAGATCATCAGCTACGTTGACGGCGTGCAGGACAAGGTGACAGAGACCGCGCAGAACATCGACAAGAGCATCAAGGCGACCCAAAAGCGCATTGAGGAGAATCTGAGCAAGGCACAGCAGCAGTTCAACAGCGGGATCTTCAAACTGGGTAAAAACCTGTACACCGACCTCAAAAATCAGGACTGGGCGGCGCTTGGTCTGGATATCGTCAACATGATGTGGGGCGAGGTGTCACAGGAGCAGCGCGAAGTCCTGTCCGACTGGGCAAACAAGGCGCTGGAAGCCATCAACGAGGCGTATTCCGGCGGCGGTCTGAGCGAGGCGTTCAACGCTTTTAAGCAGATCATGTCCAACGGCATCAAAGCAGATGCAAACGGCGTCACAACGGACGTTAAGGGCTTGAGCAAAGTGTTTCAGGATCTGGGCATCAATGTTTCCGACGTTGGCAGCAAGATCATGGGCGTGCTGAACACCATTGGCTCCGGCATGGGCAGCTTTGCCCTCAACGCGGGCACGGATATTGCAAACCTTGCCGGGAGCATGGGCAGTCTGGGCACAATCGCAGAGGGCGTAGGCGGGCTGATTGCAAAGGTGGGCAGCCTGATTATCTCGAACCCGGAAGTTGCCGCGATCATCGCCATTGTGGCGGGCGTGGCGGCGCTGGGCGTTGCGATTTTTGCGAAGTTCGGCAAGGGCAAGAGCAGCGGCACTACCAGCACGCAAAAAGCACCATCCTACAAGGACATTCAGGACGCCTACTGGTACGGTAACGAGCGTGCCTTTGCGGGCTACGATTACCGCACCGATCCCTACGTCATGAACCCGGACAACAATGCCATGCTGGCATATCAGTCCAAAATGCAGGCGCAGATGGAGCGGCTCTACGGTGTGGTTGAGAAATATCTGCCGGAAGCCGGAAACAGCGTGATCGCGCTTGACGGCGAGCAGGTAGGACGCATTATCACCCCAAGCGTAAACAGAAGCCTGGGAGACCTTACAGTGCTGAGCGAACGAGGAAACTGATATGTACGAGATCTACGCATACCCCTACGGCAACCCGGATGCAAAGCTGCTGCTTTATCGTCCCAACGACCCGCAGGCGCTGGTGCTGTCCCCCAAGCTGACCCGCGAGGTCAGCAAGGGCGGCAGCCTTGTTTTTACCATGACGCGGGATCATGCACAGTACGATATGCTGCAAAAGCTGAGCACGGTAGTGCAGGTGCGGCGGGATGGCAAAGAAATCTGGCGTGGACGGGTACTGAAGCATGAAGCCGATTTTTACAACCGGCGGGTGGTGTACTGCGAGGGTGCGCTGAGCTATTTCAACGATAGCAGTATCACCCCCTTTAACTACAAGGGCACGCTGCGCCAGTTTTTGCAGCACCTGATCGACGCACACAACGATCAGGTGAAAAGCAAGATGAAATGCTTCCAGCTTGGCACCGTGACGGCGGCGCTGGGCAACCTTGTGGTGCAGTTCGGCGATGCCGACCAATACGGCGTTGGCGAGGACTACGGCAAAGTGTGGGACATTCTGGACAAGCTGGTGCTCAAGGTGTTCGGCGGTTACTTCTACTGCGGCTTTGACGCGGCTACCGGCTACAACGTGCTGAACTATTGCGATCAGGCAGTGGAAGCCAAGCGGCAGACCGCCCAGAAAATCGAGTACGGACGCAATCTGCTCAACCTGAGCGAAACCACAGACGCCACCGACCTTTATACCCGCATCTATCCTATCGGCAACAAGCACACAGTGGACACCTCCAAGTGGTACTACAAGCTCATGTGGTGGCGGGACCCCTCCAAGGATAAGCACGAAGAGCGTTGGGGCATCATGGAAGCAGATGCCGCTACCGTTGCGCAGTATCTGCCTGCATCGGGCTACTCTTACAACTTGGAAGAGGGCTGGATCCAGAACGACACCGCGGTGCAGAAGTTTGGCATCATTACCCGCATCGTGGAACTTGACACCGACAGCGCAAACGACACCTTTGCAGCCGGTGTGCAGGCATTGCAGCAGAACTACGCTATGAAGACCAGCTACGTCATCCGGGCGGTGGATCTCGTAGACGCAGGCTACGATACAGACCGGCTGGATTTTTCCATGTACTCCCATATTATCAGCAAGCCGCACAGTGTGGATGCCGTCATGCTCTGTACCAAGCTGGTGGAACCGCTGGAAAAGCCTGCGCAGAAAGAGTTCACATTTGGCATGACCCGCCGCACCCTGACAGACCGTCAGGTGGCCAATATGGGCACGACAAATCTGCTGGTGGAAAGCGCTTACACCTCCGAAAAATACCATCAGGATATGCTGAAACGGCTGTTTGCCGCCTCCGAACAGGCAAAAAAGGATTCCGATGAAGCCGCCAAGACCGCCACAAACTTTTTGGAGTACACCCCGCAAAACGGCCTCATTGTCCGGCACGATTCTCTGCCCGGCAAGCAAGTGCAGATCCTGAACGATGGCATCCGGGTCATGGATGGCAGCAGCATGGTCAATATCCAGGCCAACGCCATCTCCATCACGGACGGCATGGGCAGCTGTTCCATCAATAGCGGTTCAATTATTTTCAACGGCATTCGCAACAGTAAAATTTTTGAATGGCCTTATCAAAAGGATTCTCATGGCAACCGAATAGGAGAATTTACTGCACAAACAACAAAAATCGACCTTTCTTCCTACTCGTCTGTAATGCTGGTCTATGACACGCATAAAGACGGAACATGGTTTGCAAGTGGAGGCAGTGCTGGTAGACTTACGGTCGTTCTTCCTGTTAATGGGCAAACGTACTCTTATGCTTATCCGTGGAATACCGTCCATTGGAGAACCGTCAAAGTGAGCGACACGGGAATAACGTTTGGTAGCGGAAACGAAAGAACATCCGACTATAAAAATAACGTTATAACTGGCGTGATACATTTGGAAGTTCCTATTGCTGATGGTGTTACGAAAAACGATGAGGTTTGCCGCCCGTTGGAACTATACGGTTTTATGTGAGGAGAACTATGAAACACTTTAAATTCAAGTGTAAGGTCTGCTCTGATGGGCGGCTGTATGCAGGCGGCTGGTGCCACGAAAGCGTCATTCCGAACCCGCTGCCGCCCGACGAGATCCTTCTGGACGATCTGTCCGGTATCACGCATGGGTTCTACACAGATTATCTCTGGGACGGCAAAAATCTGATCTATCATCCGCCTGAACCATCTGCTGAGCCTGCCCCGGCAGTACAGACTTCCGATGACGGAACCGAGGTGACCTACACATGAGAGACTATGCCGCACTGGAAGCGCTCGCCGCCCAAAACCCCCGCATGAACGATATGCGCATCACAACGCCAAAGGGCACACTCTCCATGCGTTCGGACTTTGGGCTGTGGCTCAAGCGCGGCTCTCCGCAGATCGGCAAGCCCGAAACCGATTCTATGCTTGTTGAGGTGCCCGGCGCAGATTTTCTGCTGGATCTGACCCGCTCGGTGGATGGCAGCGTACACTACAAAAAGCGGAATATCTCGATGGATTTTGTCTGCGACCGGCCTAAAACACAATGGGCATATATCCGGTCTAGACTGGAAGCGTTGCTGCAGGGGCAGTGGCTGCACTTCTATTTTGTCCGGGACGGCGAGGTCTGGGCTGGGCAGCTGGACGTAGAGATGACCCCCGGCGAGTACAAGACTTCCGTGAAAATCACAGCAACCTGTGACCCATGGCCAAAGGAGCGCTACTTTGTTTTGGGCGTTTCCAAGCTTGGCACAGACAAGATTGCATAAGGAGGCAGTATGGGCTATCAAAAACAGAATTTTGTAGACTGTCAGGTTCTGAACAGCGCGCAGCTGAACCACATCGAGGACGGCATTGTGGATTTGGAGAGCAATTCAAACACTACGCTTGCTGGCAAAGCAGATAAATCAGAAGTGCAAGCGAACGCGAAAAGCATTTCCGATGAAACCACCCGCGCCAAGGGCGAGGAGCAGCGCTTGGTCACCGCCATCACCGCCGAAACCACCCGCGCGGAACAGGCAGAGCAAGCGCTAGATACGCGCACCGCAGCCCTCGAATCTTGCGGATTTGTCGTTGTAGACGGCAAAATCTGCGTGAAATATGTCAAACGCTGAAAGGAGCAAAACACATGACTGATAACACTGAGACTGTAGCTGCAGCGGCAACTCTCGTAACCGAGCCTCCCTATCTGGACAAGACCGCAAAAGACAATGGCAAAAAGCTTGACCAGATGACCGCTGCCCTGCTGGGTATGTCCAGCTCGCTGGGCGTGATCGCGCGGGCACAGACCAGCGTGGTGGAGGAGATGGACTATAGCGGCATCAAGGCGGTTGTGGCTGCCGGTAACGCACCGGCGGTTTTTCCGGTCGGCACCCAGCTGGTGAACACCTACACCGGCAAGGACGGCAAAGTCTACGACTGCCCGTGGGACGTGGTAAAGACGGACGATATCGCCGAGGGCGAGACCGGAACCACCGCGCCCGCAATGGTACTGCAGATGTACTACGCGTCTCTGGAAGATATCCAGTTTTCTGCATATCAGGCCTTCTACGTTGTGCCGGAGGCCGGTCTGGTGGCTGGCACCTACAACATCATTTTTGATTTTACCTATGGCACAAACGTCATAAACGGCAGTGCCTATAATTTTACCTTGACCAAAAATGCCCCCGCAGGTGCACGCATGACCGGCTTCTATAACGCACCGGACGTTGCACCTGCCAATTGGAAGGTTTACGTCTACAAGGATCAGTATAAGTCCGAGCTGCTGGAGACCTGCAACGTCTCTGCTGGCGTCGATGGCATAAATCTTGGTTCCTTCCTTGCAAAGCCCAACGGCAAACTGAACGGCTTGCATTCGGTTGCCTACGGCGATAACCGGTGGTATAAGTCCGCATACCGCCAGTACCTCAACAGCGATGCACCCGCTGGTGCGTGGTGGCAGCCGCAAGATGAATGGGACATGAAGCCCGATCAGGCGGACACCGTGCCCGGCTTCCTTGCTGGCTTCTCGGATGACTTCAAGAACGCGCTGACCCGCGTGAAGGTCGTGACCTACGGCAACACCGTCACCGATGACGGCAGCGCTGTGGTGACCTATGACAAAATCTTCCTGCCCTCGCTGGAGGAGATCTACTGTTCTCCGCAGGTCAGTGGCGAGGGTACATACTGGCCGTACTGGAAGGAGCGCACCGGCGCAAAGACCCCGCAGGCTCTGTGGCAGACCTACCCGCTGCGTATCACCCGCGACCTTGCACAGCGCACTGTGGGCCGCAATGTGCGGCTGCGCTCTGCGGGTCGTGGCAACGGCGGCAATGCCTTCTACGTGAACTCCAGCGGCTACGTCGGCCGCTGGGGCGCGATCACCGCGGGTCGCTGCGCCCCGGCTTGCAAAATGACCAATCTTGTTAAATAATCACCGGGCAATCCCTTGCCCGGTGAGAAAGTGAGTGCTATCCCATGGCAATGCGCAAAGACCAGATACCGGACAATAAATTCACGCTGCCGCTTGACGCGCGTGAGCTGGCACTGTATACCAGACAGATCACCAAAAACGCGAAAGTGTTTGACCTCGAAATTGACGCAAGCCTTCCCGGTCAACTGCGCGCTACGGCAGACCGGATATTTTTTGATATCTTCGGAGCAAACGACCTCCGGCTGGACAAGCCGAACGAAAGAGAGGAGCGCTTTAAGCTTCAAAGGCACGCCGTCCGGCTGTGCACCGTCCTTTTGGCGGAGATAGACATGGCAAAAGCCAGCTACCACCTTTCTGGCAAACGGTGCTCTTTCTGGGGCAACACTGTGCGCGATATCCGGCAGCGTTGCCGGGACTGGCACGAGAGTGATGCAAAGCGTGCAAAAGCGCTTTGACATAAAAATGGCTGTAGGCTAATGGGCCGCAATGTGCGGCTGCGCTCTGCGAATCGTGGCAACGGCAACAATGCCTTCAACGTGAACTCCAGCGGCAACGTCAACAACTGGGGCGCGATCAACGCGAATCGCTGCGCCCCGGATTGGACGGCAGCACGCCCACAAAAGCCCCTGCATAGCAGAGGCCGGGCAAAAACTGCCGTGCAAGGAGCCGAGTGCCATGTCTGTCCTCTGGCAGACGAACAATATCAGCCGGACGTGGCCACCCTGCGGGGTGTTGACCGCTATCACCCGGCAGATCCTTGCGAGGAGAGCTGAAAAAATCAGTGCAAGAAGAAGAAATAATAATCGGGTTCGATGCCCTGTATAATTCCGAGGGCAAGTGCGCCAAAGGCGTGTGCCGCAAGGCAAGCGTTGGACGGTTTCACCTGTTTCGGATGGACGAGATCCTGAAACTCCAAAAGGAGCTCGCGACAGGTACATACAAGGCACGGCCAACAATCAAAGTTAGAATCACCTATCCCAAGCCCCGCACAGCGGTTGCGAATGGCTTTCGGGATAGGGTATACCAGCGCTCTCTCAACGACAATGCTGTTTATCCAGCAATGACACGGAGTTTCATCCGGCAAAACGCGGCCTGCCAGACCGGCAAAGGTACCGACTGGGCGCGCAAGCAGGTCAAGCTCATGATGGAGCGCGAATACCGGCAACACGGCGCTGATGGCTATGTGCTGTTGGTAGATATCCGGCACTATTACGACACGATGCCCCATAACGTGGCAAACCGCTGCTTTGAGCGGCATCTGCCGCCAAGTGTGCATAACCGCGTGCGTGAGGTGCTGGATCGTCAATATACCGGCGAGGCCGGTTATAATCCGGGCAGCCAGATGGTGCAGCTTGCCGGGATCTCGGTGCCCGACCCCATAGATCACTACATCAAGGAGCGCCTGCGGGCGAAAAAGTACGTCCGTTTTATGGATGATAGCCTCATCATCCACCACGACAAGGCGCAGCTTGAGGAGTGGCGGGAGGCGATCCGCGCCCGGTACGCTGCCGATGGCATGGAGCTGCACCCGACCAAGACCAAGATCGTCAGGCTAAAGGATGGATTCCGTTTTCTAGGTTTCATCTACCGCCTGACCCCGGCGGGCAAGGTCGTTATGACCGTTGACCCGCAGAACGTCAAGGCCGAGCGCAAGCGCCTGTTTCGGCTTGCCCAGCTCATCAAGGCAGGAGAGAAACCGGCATCTGCCCTGTATGAGCAGTATGGATCATGGAAAGCCCATGCCGCTAAAGGCAACTCGCAGCAGCTGCTGCAGCGCATGGATCAATACGTTAAAACTCTGCTGGAGGGGATAACGACATGAAAATTGTTCGCAACACTGGCGGCATCAAGACCGCCGCCGAAAACGAGAACCGGGACGCGGATTTGGCACAGATCGCGTCTATGGTGGATTTCCTGTGCATTCTGGCCGATGTGCCCATTGAGGACGAGGCCGCAGACAAGGAGGGCATGAGCCATGAGTGATAAGCACAGCGCGATCTTTGGCAAAGCAAAAGACGAGTATGAGGCAGGCCGCTGGTCTAAGGCCATGCTGCGCATTCTTGTGCAGCGCAAGCCCCAGCGCCTGACCGCAGAAGAGTATGAAGAGATTACCGGCGAAAAGTATTAAGGAGCAGAGTATGAGACCTATCATGGACGTTTCCCGCTGGCAGGGGCGCATTGACTGGGACGAGGTTAAGGCAAGCGGCCTTGTCTCCGGCGTGATGCTTCGGGCGCTGGGCAACAGCCCGAAAGACGCGCCCAGCAAGCCGTACATCGACCCCACCTTTGAGCGCAACTACCGCGAGTGCCAGAGGCTGGGCATCCCCTGCGGCGTGTACTACTACTGCAAGGCGGTCAACGTGGCAGAGGCTGACGCAGAGCTTTCCCTGCTGCGCAAGGTGCTTACCGGCAAGACGGTGCAGCTGCCTGTTGCGGTAGACATTGAGGACAAGTATGTGCAAGCACCGCTCGACAAGCAGACGTTGACCGACATTGCCGCCCACGCGCTGGGCACGGTGGAGCGCTGGGGCTTTTACGCCATGCTGTACACCGGGCTGTACTTTGGCCGTGATAACCTGTACATGACCGGCGCTGCGCTCAAACCTTATGACGTGTGGCTTGCCGCCTACCGCAGCAAAAAGCCTGAACCGGAATGGAGCTTCGGGCTGTGGCAGTACACCAGCAAGGGCAAGATCCCCGGTGCTGTGGACGCGATACCGGGCAAGATTTCCGGCGTGGACTTGTCTGTGCCCTACAAGGACTATGCTAAAATCATTGCAAAAAAAGGGCTTGACCGGCTCCGGGAGGGCAAATGACCGAAAAAGAAGCTTTGCTGTGGGTGCTGGGCATCTTGGGCAGCCTGTGCGCCGCTGCCATCACGATCGACAAGGTGCTGGAAATCATCCATAAGTACATCAAGAAGGCACAGGAGCCGGACAACGCGCAGAACAAGCGGCTGGATGAGCTGGACAAGCGCGTCGGCACCTTGGAACAGGGGCAGCTCCAGCATACACAAGCCCTTGCAAGAGACCTCCGGCGATTTGACGGCATTGACGAAGAAATGCGACTTGTCCTCGTTGGCGTGCAGAACCTTTTGGATGCGCAACTATCCGGCAACAACCGGGAAGGTATGCAAAAAAGCAAGACCGACATTAACAATTACCTGCTGAAAGGAGTAACCAATCATGGAAGCAATCCTTAACACTATTCTCACTCCCCTGCCCGCGTGGCTGGCGCTGGTGCTCATTGTTGTGGGCGCTGTGTCGCTTGTGCTGGGGCTTATCCGTCTGGGCTACGGCGCAGCAGTCAAGACGCTTGTGCTCAACCTCATCGACCAGGCAGAGCACGAGATTCAGGGCACCAAGCGCGGCGCAGAGCGCAAGGCGTGGTGCGTCAAGATGCTGCGCCATTATCTGGATAACAACCGGTGGGGCAAGCTGGTCAGCTGGGCTATCACCGAAGAGACTATGAGCAAGGTAATTCAGTTTTTCTTTAACCGCATGAAGGCGGCCTTGCAAAAGCAGTAAGGAGGATATCATGGCAAGCACTACATACGAGCAGAAACGATTTTGTGAAATCAAGAGATGCGGCAAAATCGACCATCTCGGTAACGTCCCTGTAATGGTGCGCAACGCCGGACAGCTTCCGCAGCCTTTCTGGCTCGGTGCTGCCTGTGGCGGCGGCTCGTGTGGTGCTGCCCGCTGCGCTGCAAGGGCTTGACCGACAGCAGATGACCGCCGCCATCAAAAACGCACCGCTTGGGAGGGTAGACCGTAAGATAGCCTTACTGCGGTACGTTGAGCGGCTTCCGTTGCCGGACATTGCAGCACAGATGCATTACAGTCGGACGGCAATAGGCTACCGTCTGAAAGGCATTGAAAAAATGCTAGATGTGTGATATACTAACCTTGTCTAGGGATTAGTTTTGAGCTTTTGCTCTGACAATTCAAAAGCGGCAGGCTTTCTGGCTTGCCGCTTTTCTTTTTGCACGATTTGTGGTAAAATAACATCAACAAATCCACCCAGCCTATCGGAGAAGCGCAAGAGGGTGGATATCTGAACCCGTCAAGCCTCTCAACGATGCGTATCATGGCGGGTCTTTTTTTGTTTTATTCGCACTAGTTTTGTCGAAACTCTTGTCTTGCAAGTCAAAACATGATATTTTATTTTTGCTTCCAATGTGAAGCCCTTAACAGTTAAGCGCTCATGCGGATTTTTCCGTGTGGGCGCTTTTCTTTTTTTGTCCTTCGTTGTGCCTTCGTTGTCTCTCCCGGTGTGGCATTCTGGTACGATAAACGCAAAAGGAGGGGCGCTCATGTGGCACAAGTTCAACCCAAACCCGCGCGGCAGCAGCGTCGGTGACTGTGCAGTGCGAGCCGTTGCAGCTGCCACCGGGCAAAGCTGGGAGCAGGCATACATAGGGCTTGCCATGATGGGCTACGCACTGGGTGACATGCCAAGCGCCAACCGGACATGGGGCGCGTACCTCCAAAAGCGCGGATTTAAGCGCTGCCTTGTCGAGGCAGACTGCTCCACCTGCTACACCGTGGAGGATTTTGCAAGGGAGTACCCGCGCGGGATCTACGTTCTGGGCTGCTCTGGCCACGTTCTGGCTGTGGTCAATGGCGAGTGGTTAGACAGCTGGGACAGCGGCGCAGAGTGCCCGATTTATTACTGGTACAAGGAGGACTAAGCGATGCCATACATTCCATACGGATACCAGCCCGGCTATTATGGGCAGGCAATGCCGGATCAGCTTGCACAGCTGCGGCAGAACGCCTACCAGCAGCCCATGATGGGGCAAGCGGCGCAGCAGACGCAGGGCACACCGTCCATCATTTGGGTGCAAGGCGAGGAGGGCGCAAAAGCATACATGGTTGCCGCAGGAAACAGCGTGCTCCTGATGGACAGCGAAAACAGCGCGTTTTACATCAAAAGCACCGATGCAAGCGGTATGCCGCTTCCCCTCCGGGTGTTTGACTACAAGGAGCGCACCACAGCCGCAAAAACGCCGCCACAAACGGCGCAGCAGGCCGGCGGGGAGTTTGTCACCCGGGCAGAGTTTAACGCGCTGGCAGCCCGCTGTGCGGCACTTGAAAAGCAAGAGCCTGCAAAGCCTGAAACGGAGGTCAAATAAGTATGGCGAATCCTCTTTTTAATGCACTAGGCGGCGGTATGCCCGCCATGCCAAACCCTATGGGTCAGTTTGGCCAGATGATGCAGCAGTTCCAGCAGTTCCGTGCAAACTTTCAAGGAGACCCGAAAGCAGAGGTGCAAAAGCTGCTGCAATCCGGCAAAATGTCACAAAACCAGCTGAACCAGCTGCAGGCGATGGCGCAGCAGTTTCAGCAGTTCCTTCCCCATTAAACTTCTTTCCAGACAAAGCCTTTACAAGACTTAATCCTACCTTTTGCGCAGTTGATGATTGTACAAGGCTTACATCCGTAAGCTCTGGCAGCTTCGGAATACCCACTCCACACCTTCATAAAGTCACCAGATTTTGTGTATTGGGCAACCGGTTTGCTCAATGGGTTCAAAGACCCAGTTCTACCGCGCATATTAGAATCGGCACGAAGCCCTGTTGCAATTGCGTGTTGTGTATTCCCCTTTCGAGAAATCCATTCGAGATTTTCAACAAAATTATTGCTCTTGTTTCCGTCAATATGATTTACACAAGGCAGATTTTCTGGATTTGGAAGAAATGCACTTGCAACAAGAACGTGAACGGACTTGTTTTTCTTTCCCGATTTATTGCAGAACATTACCGTTTTGTATCCGCTTTTATGGCTTTTGAGAACAAGATTCTTAGATTTTCCGGTGTGGTTATAATTCATGCTTTTTACGTTTCCACAATCGCTCACTTCATATAATCCTTCGTATTCAGGAACAGGTAACCAATTCTCCATAAAAACCTCCGTATAGCATGGTGGATTTATCTGTTTCTATTATACCACAAAAATACAATATCTGCGCAGATTTGTATAAAAAATTTTGAAAGGAGCTTACTATGAGCTTATCTACCGATTCTCCTATGATGACTATGCCGGTTCAGCCTGCAAATACCTGTTCTAATGGTGGTTTTGGCTGGGGTGACGGCGGCTTGCTCTGGATCATCATCTTGTTCCTGTTCGCCTTCTGCGGCGGCTGGGGCGGCAACTGGGGCGGCAATGGCAACACCGGTGCCGGTGTCGTTGACGGCTACGTCCTGACCTCCGATTTTGCCAACATCGAGCGCAAGATGGATGGTATCAACAACGGCATGTGTGATGGCTTCTACCAGCAGGCGCAGCTTGTCAACGGCGTGCAGCAAACCGTGAACAACGGCTTTATGTCCGCAGAGATCAGCCGCGCAAACCAGCAGGCGGCGTTTATGCAGCAGCTGTTTGCCATGCAGATGCAGCAGCAGGAGTGCTGCTGCGAGAACCGCTCTGCCATTCAGGGCGTCAACTACAATCTGGCCACCCAGTCCTGCGAGACCCGGAACACGGTGCAGAACACCACCCGGGACATCATCGACAACCAGAACCAGAACGCCCGCGCCATCCTTGACGCACTGACTGCACAGCGCATCGAGGCAAAGGACGCAAAGATCGCCGAGCAGGGGCAGCAGCTGTTCGCAGCACAGCTGGCGGCATCTCAGGCAGCCCAGAACGAAACGCTCAAGGCCTACATGAGCGGTCAGCTGGCCTACTACAACCCGCGTCCTGTGCCCGCATTCCCTGTCCCCGCACCCTACCAGTACGGTAACTGCGGCACCGGTTGCGGTTGCAACGGTTGCGCCTAACCGAATAACGGCAACTTCCGAGGATTTCTCGGATGTTCAGCCCCAGAGCTGATTTTGCAAACCAGAGCGCCGGGGCAGTAGTCCCGGCGTTTCTATTACGAAAGGAGCCGATAAAATGGCTGAATTTACCTCTACCACGATTCAGACCGTGGCAGCCGGTCAGAATCTCCCCTTGACCGAAACCGCTATCAAGGGGTCAAACTGCATCAACCACCGAGCAGGTGCTGGTAATGTGACGCTGCGTGGACTTACGAACCAGTGCAAGGCACTGTTCAAAGTGAGTTTTGGCGGCAACATCGCCATCCCTACCGGAGGCACTGTGGGCGCAATCTCTGTGGCGTTGGCTGTCGGCGGCGAGGCGCTCAACAGCGCAACCGCAATCGTCACCCCGGCGGCAGTGGATCAGTACAGCAACGTCTTTACGGCGGTGTTCGTGGAAGTCCCCCGGGGCTGCTGCGTTACTGTGGCGCTCAAAAACACTAGCACGCAGGCAATCAGCATTGCAAACAGCAATCTGATCGTTGAGCGGGTAGCATAAGAAAGGAGATAAAGTCATGCTGGATAAATTGAATCATCTGAAAGATGAGATGTGCGAAGAGCTCATGGAGCTGACCGACAAAAAGAATCGATCCCCTGGCGATGTTGAGATGATCGGCGAGATCGTGGATATCATTCTGGACATCCACCGCATCAAGGATTATTGCGAGGGTGGCGAGTACAGCCGTGCGGGCGAGTGGGAAGCTGACATGCGCGGATCCTTCAGCCGCGACGCCGGAAACGGTTACAACCGGGGCAACAGCTACGCCAACCGCGGTCGGCATTATGTTCGCGGTCACTACTCACGCGGCGATGGCCGTGAGCGCATGATCTCCGACATCGAGGACATGATGCAGGAAGCCACCGGTGCAGAGCGTGACGCATACAAGCGAGCCGCTGACATCTTGCGCAACGCATAAGAAAGGGGGCGGCAGGCATGGATATCGTGGAGATCAACGAACACATCCGCAAACTGAAATGCGAAGAAACGAACTGGCAGAGCGTGGAAAAGCTTGCCGCCCTCTGCACTGTGCGGGACGAGCTGGAAGAAGCACACGCACCTGAAACGCAGACCCAGGCATTGCCGCCCGCGACTTATGCGGCGGCGTACTCCACAGCAGCGGAACCACAAAGCGACTTTGTGGCGGCTGCCAGCTCTGTTCCTTTCGGCGGTCTGATGCAGGTGCTCGACAGACACATGAACGCAATAAAGCTGGTGTACCCGAAAGAGTATGAGCTAGTAATGCGGAAGATTGTCTCTTTGTCTGAGTGACGATGCCCAATAGGCTGAAGGCACAGGGAAAGTAAGTCGCCCGGCCAAAAAAAGCCATACATAGCAGCAGCCCCGGGAAGCCTGACGGTTCCTCGGGGCTGTTTTTGCGTTTATAAAGCTGTTTTTCAGCGGTGTGTTACCAAAAATGTTACCATGATAAAGAAAAGAACGTCAATTCTCAGCGAAATGACGTTCTTTTTACATGGTGGAGGCGATGGGAGTCGAACAATTAAAAATGATGGATTGTCGTCAAAAATTCATCTGGGATGCACGAAAGGACGAAGGAATAATACGGATTTGTTGGGTTATGCCCGATTCGTTTTTTGACATTTAGAAAAAAGAGTGTTACCAAATGTGTTACCAGAATCACCCTTGAGCCTTCCTGAATGCAGCGGTCGTTGCAGCCGCCAAATCTTCTCGCTGGCCCTGCAATTCATGATGGTACACGCCGGAAGTGTCCATGTTCTTGCTGTGACCAACCAGCATTTTTAGCTGGCTGTCAGTCAGGACGCTTGATTCAACGCTGACAAAGGTGTGCCGCAGCTCGTAAAGTGAGACTTTCGGCTCAAGCCCGTTTGCTTCCTGATACGATTCCCAGCGGCGATAGAGCGTATGCTCTGACGGAATCTGAAACAGCGGCGTATTGTATTGTAGCAGTATGCCTTGAGCCTTTAGGAGCTGTACCTGCGCCTCATAGGCATCCCGTGCTTCCTTGCCCATGTCAAAAGAGCGGATGGCGTTTTCATTCTTTCCGGTGGTCTGCTCCCGGTGCACGTTGATGCTGCGCCGAAGGTTGACCGTGTTCCCCTTGATGTCACCATACCAGAGACCAATCAGCTCACCGGGGCGCAGGCCGGTCGCAACTGCAAAGCGGTAGGCGTAGATATATTCATCAAATACCGGCTTTCCATAGTAGGTGCGGGTGTCTACGCTGAACAAAACCTTCAGGGCGGTGGGCTGCAAGATCGTGCGTTTTCCCATCCTTGCATTCTTCGGGATAGACAGGTCGGGGTGGAGCGTGGTGTACCGGTTTTTCCTGCACCACTTGACAAAGGCGTTTTCCGCAGCCCGGATCGTCATAAGCGTCTTTCGGCTCAACGGCTCGTTTGAGATGGGCTTGCGCTGGTTCTTTTTCTGTGAGCGCTTCCGAAACGAAACGTCTATGGCCTTTTGAAGATCGCCCTCGGTTAACTCGTCAATGCGGATATTCCCACAGGTCGGCAGGATGTAGCAGTCTCCGTAACGCTGGCATTGTGTCACATAGGACGTCCCGCAAGTCAGCTTCAGCTCTTCTACCCACTCTGAATAGAGTGCAGCCACCTTCTTCCTGCCGTCCCGAATGCTATCATCAAGCCATGCATCCGCTTTTGCGTTTGCTTCCCGTTGTCCTGTCCGGCCAGGTGTGCTGCTGTAAAACCGTTTGCGGGTGCCGTTCTTCTGAACCGCGATGCACCAGCGCTTTTCCTTTTCCACCCAAAATGCCGTGTTGACCCGTTTTTTCATAAAATCCACCTCCATACACAAG